AAACTTTCTAAAGAAGCCGATCAAGCAATAGGCAGCCAAAAGGGAAAGGCCTACACTGCCCATAAAATAATGTAGAAAGTAAGCAGTATCGATCCATAAATAAAAAGAAGCTAAAATTTGTGTTATAGCTATTATTACAAAAAAGCCAAAAATCGCAAGAGTAGTTATTTTCAAATTTTACTCCTATAATGCTCGAAGCTGTTGAATAGCCTCAAAAACCTTTTTATTAGTTTCTGCAAGTGCCTCTTGCTCATCAAGTTGCATTTTTATAGACATCAAAGTATTAAGCTCTTCTTTGTTTTCTATAACTTCTCGTTCAATGCCATCAGACATTTTAACATATTTGACAAAATTTTCTAGCTTGCTAGCAAAACTACAAGCTTTATAAAAATCATCAAATTGCTGAAAATCATTTGAATCAAAAAAGACAACATAGCCATTTTTTGGTAACTTTTTTTCAATTAATAACATATTTTATCCTTGTTCATCTTTTTTATCTTCTTTTAGAAAAATTGCCATAGCAAAAACAAATAGATTGGCAAAAACTATAAAAATACCCATTCCACCAATACTATTAGAAACATCAGCACTCATTTTTACTTTCCTTCTTCTAAACAATACTTTTTATACCATTTTATAGCTTTGATCGTATCAAGCCAGCCAAGAATTCCAACCACAATAAAAAAACTAATAAAAATCAATGAGCTAATTAAATTTTGCATATTGTCTTTATGCCATGCGGTGCAGGCAATAGCCAAGATAGAAAAACAAATCACAATTCTTTTAAAAAGCTTTAAATCTTTATGTAGCTGTGTGATAGTATCACTCATTTTAAATTCCTTATTTGATATTACTCAAAATACGCTTTGCCATTTCTTCAGGGGCATCAGGTTTAGGCTCAGGCTTTTTATTATTATTTAAAAATAACTTAATCTCTTTGCTGATCTGATTTTCACATTCAGGTTTTACTTCATTTTCTATATCCTTACATAAGGATAAAGTTCCATTTTTTTTCATATTGTCATAAATTATATTTGAGGTTTCACCTGCCGAGTCCCTCACGCTAGTTTTGCTAATAACTACAGAAATAGCTCGCTTAATTTTATACATATCAATTATGCTTATTCCATCATTTTCCTTTTTAAAATCCTCGAAAGCCAAATTCATTCGTCTATCGTATTCTCTATCCACATACTTCATAAATTTAACGTATCCGATATATAAAGCGAATATAAAAACAAAAATAAACGGCAACGCCAATAGTGCGCTTAATATCGAATATTTACTATCATTTTTATAAATTTTACTCATATTTACGCTCTCCAAAAGCTTCTAATCATTTCTCTAATAATATTTTGCCATTACCAATGAGAATAACAGTTGGATCACCAGCATGCTTTGCGAGCTCGTTTAATTCGCTTAACTTGATTGGATTAACAATTTCTAGTGGATATTGTCCAGTCTCTGCTTTAATCTGCTCTCTATCAAAGGAAGCACGAACTAAAGGAGAAATAGTATATGTGCCACAAATTGTCAATATCCAAAACAAGAGAAAAAGCCCAATATACCAGGATTGCTTTATATAATCAAATTTCTTCATGCTAGCCTCTTTACTAGATAAATTTTCATCACACCTACGATCCGATGAATAATTGTCACTCTTAAAATTTGAGTTTTTAGGATAACCATTCATAATTTTTATCTCATTAACCTCAAAATTTATTTGCTCACCCATAGGGATTTTAATTTTCTCACTCATAATCTATTTTTATCCTTGCTCATCTAATAGTTAGAATTTTGCTTTGTCAAAATAATCAGGAAAAGTCATAAGTATAGCCATAATAATAAATAATAGCCCACCACCTAACGTAATAAAACATTTTGCCTTGTAGCTAGAGCTATCGGTATTTTTTTTAAATTGAAAAAACCCGTAAAATATAAAAAATGCTCCTAAAAGTTCTATTATGTATATAAACATTTATAAACTCCTTTTAAAAATCAGTAACCATAAAAAATAATGGAATTAAAAATTTTAAACCATATTTATCAAATAAATCTTGCATTTTTATTCCCTAAAATTTGTAATAGCCTCTTGGGCTTCTTTTGCTTTTTTAATAATCTGCTTAAGATTGTAGTTTTCAATCATAAGCTCTAGGGCTAACTTTGTCGCTTGAGAAACCCTAGCTGGATCGCTAGTCCAGCCATTTATTGTAGCGACAGAAATTCCAAGTTTATCAGCAAGCTCTTGGCGGCTAATGCCTAAAATTTCACAAACTTTAATGTGTAAATCCATTATTAACCTTTTTTGTTTTAATTATACAAAAAAACGTATAATTCAGTTTTTAATGCTTGCAGGCAAATTATTATTTTCTTTAAATTTTTCTAAAACTTGCTTTTCTTGTTCTACTTTATTAAGATAGCTAGCCTTTTCCTCTGTTTGATCAGCGGTTTGCTGCTTCACTTCATCCACAACTCTATCTAACCAATATTTGCAAATGGATGAATTTATAGATAAAAGGCAAATACTGCCGCCAAACTTATTATAAAAATATAATTCATCTCCAAAATAATTTCTTTTAAAGGCAGACTTTTCATTATCGTTTAATTTAGACTTAATATACAATGCAAGCAAGTTGCTTCTTTCCTGATATTTGCTATTTAAATAAACAGCATCATCACGTTGATGTAATATTTCATTGCGATAAAAAAGAAAAAAGCCCCCGAACAAAAAAAGACAAATCATAGTAAAGGAAAATATCATTATCGATCCTATCACTACATTATTATCCGTTTCTCTTTCCAAATCACAATCCGACAACCCCCTTCTACGTATTTTTTTACTAATATAATATGTGCTAAAAAGCAATAAAAACATACCAGTAACTAAAAAAACAATAAAAAGATCAGATAAATCCATATTTAGAAAAAAAACTATTAGAATATCAACCACAAACGCTACTAGGAGAATAACACTAAAAAAACCAATCATTTTAAAAACCCTCACGATCTTTTGCTACTGAAAAAAGAGGAAACACTGCGCAGCCTCCGCCTTTTGGGTGTGAAAATGTGATAATCATTGTTCGCCTTTCTTTAGCCATTTTTCTATATCTTGCCTATTAGCTACCCTGACGTTTTCGCAGTCCATATCTACTGGAGGATATAGCCACTTTTCTTTTTCATCCGTAGGCTCGCAAAGCTCCAGCTTGCCGTTTGGCTTTAGCGTGCCGATTACCACGAAATTTGAAATATCGTTATATTTTGTGTAGTCATAAGCGATTACAACTACGTTTTCAAATTGCCCGCTGTAAGCGGTTGAATATTTTATCTCGGCTATACCTACACCGCCGTTTAGATTTTTATAATCCCAGCCGTCGGCGGTATTTCTAAGCTTGATTTTTTCGCACGTGACAAATTTGTCTAAAATCAAATTTTGTAAATTTTTCATTTTCAATCCTCTCTTGTATATTTGCAAATTAATAAGTGTATTATATTGTAAAATTACAAGTTTGTCAAGGGTTTATTAGTAAAAATACAAATAAATTTTAAAATAATTTGTAAAAATACAAAATTAATCTATCTAAATCAATAAGCATGGAAGGCAGGATAATGTGAATTGATCTTTAGGCTGAGAGCATCGCTTGGATTTTGCCTGCTTGTTTTTAGTATTTTCTATAAGGAATTAAATAATTAGAGTGTCTTTACTTTGATTTCAAGCAGGCTAACATTTTTATCTATGGTTGCTTTAAGAACTTTTTGGGCAGAAATACCAACTGCTTTAGCGGTTGGGTAATTCATAACTAAAAAATATTGATCTTTTATATCTCCCTCTTTAGTCCCAAAAATTTATACTCTGCTAGGTCTTCATTAATAATACGCTGACAATCGCGTATTTGTCTTAGTTCTTCCAGATTTTTATAAACAGCCCAGCATTTTTTTTCTGCGTAAAAACCCTTTAAAAATTTATTCTCTTTTGCAAAATTAAAGGCATCGAATACATTATCAAAAACTTTAAAATTTGCTGGAGTAGTTTCGCTAGGTGTTTCATAAAAAATAACAAAGCCCTTTTTGATTTTTTTAAGAGCTAAAGCCATTTCATCAACTTCATTCATCATTTGCTGATCCTTTTTAAGAACACCTTTGTAGGCATTCAACTTGGCTTTCATTTCCGTTTGTATAAGTGCCAGAGGGGCATTTATCAAGACGCTTGCAGTTGCATAGTGATAGCGTTCGTCGGCTTCTATTTAAGCCTTTTTATTTTCTTTGACCTTAATGACACCATTTACTATACGCAAGGATTTATCCTCATCAAAATCTTTTAGACACTCCGCGCATAAATGGTCATATTCGTTAATGCCAGTGTAATTTTTAGCTTCTTCGCTAAATTCATACACCTTAACATCATCATCGCTTTGTGCGCCACAGCTATCGCATACGTATATAATACTCATTTTGTGTCCTTTAGAATTTCTGGATTTTCATAAATATTGCCTATAACTTCTCCATATTCAAACATTCCACCGACGATCTCAAATTCGTCTGAAGCATTTTTGAATTCTTTCGTAATTGGGTAATCAGGATTGATCCCACTCAAATCGTGCAGATAAAATCCGCAATCAAAGCAAACCCTATAAGTTCGTAATCCCCATTTAACGAGATGATCCGTATAAATTTCACGTCCATTTTTGTCTCTAAAACCCGTATATTGCAAAAGGGCTATCTCGTCATTTAGTTCATATTCCCATGTATTGCCGTCATCATCTTCAATTTCTACTATTTGGTCTTTAAAATTTATGCTTGCGACGTCCCATAATTTACCTGCCCTAATATCTATTTCAAGAGGATGGCTATCCTCATCAGTCAAAACATAAACATAAGCCTTAAATTTTACATCTTTCATCTTTATATCCTTTACTTTATCCAGATAACTCACTTGACCCAGCTAATCACACTACGATAAATATTATCTATGGTTAGTGAGTCACAATGTTCATTTAAAAATTTATGCTGAACTTTTCGCATATAATCTCTTATCTTTTTTTGATCTTCTGATGATATGGGTTTATCAAGATATTCACTCTCTAAAAAATTAGTTTCAATATACCTTCCCAATGCGTGATAAATACACGCATCAGACAAACGCTTTACTTGTTTTTTATTCATTGTTTTTATCCTTTACAACTTCATTTAAATTAGCAGCGCTCTTGCACTTCATTATTTTTTCTAAGTCCTCTTTAGTATGAGCAGTGCCACCGAAATTTAGTGTAAAATAAAAATCCAGTTCCTGCTCCAGTGTTGGTTCATTTATAATCATCGATCCGAAATTATGAAAATCTATGAAAGCTCTTTTATCAAGATATGGTAGATCTTTAAAAAAGTATCCGTCCATAGCAAATTCATTATCTAAAAAGCCCCTTATCGCATTTAACCTTTGTTGCCCGTCTAATAAATAATATTTCCTGACTGGTAGCTTTTTTAGGGTTTGTTTATCGTAAGCTTGCCTAGCGAACACAAAAGTCCCAATAGGAACGCCAGCCATAATCGTTTTTATTAAATTAACCTTTTGGGTTTCACTCCAAACCAAACCCCTTTGATATTCAGGGATTATAAATTGATCACCATACTCTCTGCCCTTAAGCAACAAATCATTAATATCCATAATACAATTTTCGTGGATAACAACGTTGCTATCATGAAAGATGTCTTTATATATCCGTCTTGTATCGCTTTTGTCGCTTTCGGACAAAACCTTCTCAGCATAGCTGCTGTATTTTTCGTCTAACATGTTTATAACTCCATCTTTTTAATTTATATAATTATAATATATTTTACTTTAATATTTACTTAAATTATATAATATACATCTACTTAAAAACATAAAATACTCAACGTTTTTATGCCTCTTGAGCTTTATCTAAAAGCTCTTTGTTATGATAAACATTACCTATAACCTTGCATTTGTCATCTATCCAAAATACAAAAGGCTTCATACGCTTTAGTTTTGCAATATATGCTGCATAGCCGCCACTCCACACAACCTCACCTACACTTCCATCTGGATATTCCACGATATAGCCACTATATATTTCGTTGCCATTATGATCGTGTAGTCCAGTATATTCCATTAATTTAAAATCATCTTCATGCTTAAAAAATGTTGTTTCAAACGTATCCTCACCAGTTATCTCCCTCGTAGGAACAACTATGCCCGTAACATCTCCGTTAAAATCAAGATCCATGTTTATGACGTTCAAAAGAACATTAATGCCTGGAACGTATGCTTTAAATTTAATGGGTTTCATCTCCATCTCCTCGACTATTTTTGATAAATATTACCTAAGACCGCAAATAATTCTATAATAGGAGTTTTATCTGCCTCTGACTTAGGGGCATTAAAAGGCAGTAGCGATCCATCAGGAAATTCTACACAAAAGCAACCATCTTTAAAAATAACTACTCCTGGCTCTTCTTCCTCAGTGGTATCTACCCACTCTCCATCGTGATTTTCATATCCAGTTGGATTTATGGCTGCAAAATGCACTATGTCGCTCTCATATATCTTTTCGCCACCAATATCTTTGCAGCCAGTATATTGCATTACGGCATACGCCTCTTCATCCTGCAAAAACATGCCAAAAGAAAAATCTTCCTCAAATGTTTTTTCTATGTTATAAAGCATAATATTGCTATTTTTAC